GAATAACGACTCCAACGCTCATCAGAAATATTTATTACAAAAATCTTCATTATATATCAATTTTATAATAAAAAAAAAATAATTATGGGATTTCTTCTTCTTCAATTTCTTCATCACCCGAAAGTTCTTTAATTTCTTTTTTTATAATTTCATCATCTACTTTATTTTTATAAATATGACAAGTATCCAAACCATTTGTGATACTGGGCTTCGAAACTTCATAAGATTTAAATCTACTTTTAAAAACACTAATTATATCGTCAGTGATACAAGGTGATTGTTCTATTAAACGATCGTATTCTGCTCTACTAATGGATAAAAAATCATGGCAATTGCTTCTGCGGGAAGGTTGAAGAGCTAATTCAATACAAATGGCTCGCCCGAGCTTACTCCAAGCGACAGATGATGCTCGGTGTGCTTCCATTTGCTCCGCGACTTTTAAGAAATTTTGAAGCGTCCCAAGTATCCCCGTGAAGATATTAATACCACCAATGATTGCTGAACCTGCTTCTTGTTTATCTTCGGGAACATAAGTGGATAAACCTACGGAACAGGCTCCCGCTAATGTGGATAATATGATAACTGGAATAGAAAATCCATAATATCTTCTACGATATTTTTTTTCACATCTATCGTGCAACCATCGAAAACAAGTAGATTTCTCGCTCCATTGTTTTAACAAGAGTTCGACCTCAGGACTCCAACACTCCAAATGAATATCAGGTTCCATTATGATATTATTTTTAAAAAAATTAACAATTTATCTTTTGAATAAAAATATATAATTATATCATAAAAATCATGGCTACATCGTATTGGCAAGTAGACAATGTAGCTCAAATCGGAGAACAGAAGGTTAAAATCCCAAGTGAGAATGGTTTATCATATACATCAGGCCAAAAAATAACTTTGATGATCCCACCGACGATTGGCATGATGGATGGTAAGAACTCTTACCTTGAATTTGATGTAAAACTATCCGCGATTGCGGCTAATGGAACTCCCACACTTCTTCAATTAGATGAAGCAGGAGCGGGAGTTTTATTTAAAAACATCCGCATTTATGATGGAACTCGTGGGAATCTAATTGAAGAATTAAATGAATATTCCAATTTGATATGTCTCCGATATGATTATGATACGGATGATAGTAAAAGAAATCTCAGGGCAATGGAGCAGGGTGGGACTACTTTTTCTATTGGTAATCGTTCAACGAGCGGGGCAACTAAATCCGATAGAAATGATACTCTTACTAATCCATACTTTAAACCACTTGGAACTAATGCTTCAACTGAAAGGTCTCCGACCACTCACGCCACGGATGCTCAGTTTCTCACTGTGAAAGTATGTGTTCCGATTCATTCGGGAGTATTTTCGGGAGCAGTGTTCCCAGTGGCTATGTCTAATGGTCTCTATATGGAATTTGATTTACAACCAGCCGCACGAGTAATTAAACAGCTTGATAATGCTGTTGATTCGCGAAGGCTTCATAGCAATCCTGTATACGGACAGATCTTTGAGACCAGCGCTGAGCCAAACGCTATGGCTTCGGACTGGGTCAATGGTTCAACTACGAATACTATATTCCTTGGAACTGATAATAATCTTATTTCAACTGGTGATGGGACCGCACGACAGGCCGCCAGAGTTCCTTTTGCTATTGGTGAAAATATTAATCTTATTAAATTAGCCGATGGGACAAAGGCAACTTTGGATGCTATATGTCGTATCACGAGTATATCAGCATCATCCAATGGATTCGTCCAGCTGGAAGTTGAATCGGGTGCTATTGGTTCGGGAGATGTTGTCACCAACAACAGCGGTGAAACACTTGTTTCTGGTGAGTGGGCTATATATTCTCGTTCTGTATGTGATGGGGCTTCATATCCAGCGGAGTATACTATTAGTAATTTTAATTTAGTTGTTCACGAAATCGTAATGGATCCGAGTTATATGGCTGGGATGCTTCAAAAGGCACGGGAAGGAAAGGCAATTGAATTTGATATTCACAGCGTCACTAATTACAAGAACTCCTTACTTTCCACTGATAGACAAACAAGTTTTTTAATTCATTCTCAAAACTCTCGGGCGAAGTCTCTTGTTGTTCAGCCGTGCGATAGTTCTATTTATACATCGGCACAATTAATATCTGCTTCTCAGACATACAGCATCACGGGAAGCAATTTGGCTGGTGATGCGGATTTACTTCGTTCGGGTCGTTCTGGTATAGTTGGTATATGTGATGAACTATCATCTGTTCAGTATCAAATCAACGGCAAACTTGTTCCTTCTCGCCCGATTTCTACCAAAAAATGTGCGACTCGCAATTCCATTGATGCATTCCATCTATACGAGTTAGAGAAAACACTCGATAATGCGGGAGTTGTTCCCCGTTCCTTCCGCAGATATTTAGAGAACTGGAATCTCGGTCGTGGTTTCGCGACTCAGTCTGGGGCGATGGACCTGCGGGACAAAGATTTATCTGTTCTACTTAAATATGAAGAAACATCGGCTCCTTCTAAGAACAAGATTATTAATTCATTTGTTTTCCATGTAAGGCGATTAATTATGCGGGGAAGTGGCTCGGTAGAAGTAGTTCAGTAATTTAATTAATAGTATTGATATGTTTATATAAGATATAACAATGACTAAGAATAATTAAACTCATATAATAAATAAATGGTGGATCAATCAAGATATCCATTGAAATAATTGATACCAACCAAAAAAATAAAAGATTGTAAAAACTATGATAAAAACATCATATTCATCCATATATACTTTTTTTGTTTATTTTTAATTTTTGTTTTTTATAAATACAATTTTATAAAATGACTTCTCGTTATGTTAGTATTCGTCCTGATAATATTCCCAGTGATGGTAAAGTTTCCTTTAAAAATGGTTTTCCCGTCGTTTCATTTACTATCCAAGCACAGAATGGTATTTTAAATCCTGAGAGTATTCGTATCGCGGGACAAGCTGCCTTTTTTAAGGACAATGCTTCTCCGCCGAATCCGATATTAACGGGAGATGGTAATCAAGTTTCTATGGATAATCGTCTTGGTATTTACAATCTGTTCGACCAAGTAATTATTCGCCATAATAAATCCAAGCAAGTATGCGAACATATTCGTCATTATCCCCGTTATTTAAGTTCATACCTTGGACTTGGTTCATCCAAGCAGGATTTGATGGGTCATATGCAGGAAGCAAATCTGATTATGCCGAACTCTGATTGTTTTTTTGAGACGGTGATGTGTAATAATGCGAGTAGTAGTATGGTTAATCATTTCTCTACTTATCTTCCAACCGGGTTCCTGCGATCGGGAAATATGATAAATCTTATGGAGCAGAGTTTCGGGGGGATTCAGATTGAAATTCATTTGTCGCCCGACCAAAACACTTTATTTTCTCGCACTGGTTCGAGTACGGGAATCCTTGACGCTCATTATGAATTATCTAATCTTGAACTTACATTTGAAGTGAGTGATGTTCCAGCGGAAGAACAAGCAAGAATGGCTTCTCAAACGCAGGGTTCATTATCATACAATACAATTCAGACTCTTTACACATCTATTAATAGCACCAACGCCCAACTTCAATTCAATCTTGGATTAAGAGCGGTTCAGAGTGTATTTATGAACTTCTGTCCTTCGGCAAATATTAATACAATCACAGCAAATGGTAATGCTACGACTTATCCCAGTAATACTGGGGGTGGTTTAGTTCATTTTAAAAGGATTCAGTTCCTTCGTGGTGGTGTAAAATATCCATTAGAGTTTGATATCGTCACTAACAAAGATACTGATCCTTCTACGGATGCTCCTGATGGGGAACTTATTAAGCAATTTGTGGATTCGGTTATTCCTGAGTATATGACTGACCGCACATCTGTATCTCTTCAGAATAATAATCGTCAGTATGTATTAGATCCCGCCAGTGGTGATAGTTATTTGGATGTAGCTGATGGCGGAGCTTTATTCGGTATTGGTATGAAATATTCTCAGTATAACTCGGGGCAGGACTTTTCTAATCAGCAATGGGGAGTATCGCTTGAAAGCGACCTTACGACTGACAATCCCCAGTCGGTGTTTATTTATGTTAAATCACGAGCAACTCTTCTGTGGGGACAGAACGGAATACAAATCGTACAATAGTGGGTGAGTTATTTAATTTCTATACATTTATTTTTTTATAAAAACTTTTACAATATTATATATATTAATATATCATAAAATATGGAATCTAGACCAGCTCAAGATAGTCAATCTGCGATGGATAGTGGGACAGTTCCTGATTTCCTTCGCCTTGGTAAAGTTCCCGTTAATTACTTACAGAATCTGGAAACTGATCTATTAGATCCTGTTGTATTCAATGAAGGTTCTGGAACTACAACAGATGGTTTCTGTCGTTTCACCCTTCAAAACAAAGGATTCCTTCATTCTCATTCGAAGTTATTTATAAGTTTAGTTCCGGGCACTGGTGTCACCCGTGCAATTTTCCCGCCGAATGTGGGAGTTGGTTCCGTGGTAAAAAGAGCCGTGCTGAAAGTGGGAAATAAAGTTATTAATGAGATCTCTGATTGGGATTACCTTCACGCGGCTAAATCGTGTGGTGTATCTAATGAGAATAATGTTGAACGCGAACTCTATACGACTGGGAGATGTATTAATAATGCTTTCGTATATGGGGACGGCCAAGATAGTAATGCGGCTACTTATGGTCTTGAAGTGGGTCGTAATATTAATGGTGGAACTAATATGAAAACCTTAGAGTTTTCTGTTATGGATGTTGGATCTGTTGCCGAGTCTCCCACATATGCGATTGATTTAAGTGATTTATTCCCATTCCTTAAAGTTCATCAGCTTCCTTTGTATATGATTAAAGAACCAATTAATATTGAACTTACATTCCGCCCACCAGC